GGCTTACTTCGGTTATGGCGATGATAAAGCGCTGGCAAGATACAAAGATATGCTGATTCAAATCGGACTTAGAAAGATAGGTGATGAAGCATGAGAGATGAAGGAATCCTTACATTTTACAATCTGCAAAATACCGCACAAAGCGGCCAGATGCCTAAGCAAAAACTGGTAAGCCTTGAAATCATAGGTTACTACGCAAACAAGACCATCGGATTCAATCGCATGTATGCAGCCAAAGGAGCGAACACAAAGCTTGATAAGCTTGTGAGAGTCTACAATACAGAAATTCCTGAAGCTGCTAAATATGTGATTCTTGAAGATGGCAGACAGTATCTGATTACAGATGCTGTGCAAATTGTTGATGAAGATTGCGTTGAATTATCTCTGGAAAGGTTAGGGAAATATTATGAAGTCGCTGACTAGCTTATTATCTAATCCAATATCAATCTTTGGATCACTTGGATTTGTATATCACTATTTCAAGCCAGCTGAGGTTGAAGCTCCATATGCAGTATGGGCGGAAATCAATGAAGAATCCTTCAATTCAGACAACGCAAAAAGCGAAAGGCAATTGAATGGCACGATTGACTTCTACTCACTCGAAGAAGCTGACAGCAAGCTCGACGAAATCGAGCAAGCGCTTGCTTCGCTTGGAGCTACATGGACACTTTCTTCGGTTCAATTCGAAGAAGATACAAATTTAATCCATTCTTCATGGGATTGGAGCGTGACCTGATGCCAAAGATAAAAACAACTGGACTCAATGAAACCTTGAAAATGCTTGAAAGCATTGAAGGAAATACGGATGAAATTCTTGAAGATGTACTTCGAGAAGGCGCAATGATTGCCACAGATGAAATGCGTGAGCAGATTTCAAAGCTTCGCACTTCTGATGAGTACGAAGGCGGTGATGGAAAGCGCTATGCAAAGAAAAGTGATGTGAAAGGACTTCTTGATTCACTTGGATTTGCTCCAGTTAGATTCAAAGATACTGTTGTTGATTCGAATGTAGGTTTTGACGGATATAACGACGATAAGACGAAGAGATATCCTAGAGGCCACGCCAATCAAATGATTGCAAATGCAATAAATAAAGGCACAAGCTTCATGATTGCTCAGCCTTTTATAAATAGAACGAAAAAGGCAGCTGAAGCAAAGGTCAATGAAATAATGCAAAAAAAGCTAGATGAAGAAATTCAAAAGCTTACTAAGTAAACGAAAGGAGAAAGACATGGCAGCAGTTGGTAAAGTTACAATCGGCTTTTCGAAGCCATACGTTGCAAAATATACTGTAAGTGATGGTGTAGTCACTTACAGCGATTGCCAGAAATTGGCAAGAGGTGTGTCAGTCGCAGCTTCGCCAGAGAGCTCTGACAACAACAATTTCTATGCCGATAACATTGTTGCTGAGACAGACTCAGGAACATTTACAGGCGGTACAGTTACATACACTGTGGATGGACTTCTTCAGGATGCGGAAAAGCTCATCCAGGGATTGCCAGCAGCGGATGCAGAAGGATTCCTCAACTACGATGATGATCAGGCTACTCCATTTCTTGGAACAGGATTCATCATCGAGACAATGAGTGATGGAGTTCGCTATTGGACACCAGTAGTGTTCACAAAGGTAATCGCTGGCCAGATTGAGACAAACGCTGATACAGAAGGCGAATCAATCGACTGGCAGACACAGGAAATTCCATTCACACTGTTCAAAGATGACTCAGCAAAGCATTGCTGGAAGAGAGTCGGCGGAGAGATGGCATCTGAAGCTGAGGCAGAAGCAGCTCTTATTGCTGCTCTTAGTTAGCACAACTCTATAAAAAGATTGTTTTTAAGGGAAGCCTTAGAGCTTCCCTTTTTTGTTTAATTCATGCGAGGAAAAGAAGATGGAAAATTTCAAAATTACAGATTACGCGTTTGAGCGAACTGTTTGGGCAAACATGCAACTTTCAAAATTATGTCCAGGCGGTAATATTTCAAATTTTACAAAAGTACTTGAAGATGAAGATACTACAAAGCAATTGAATTCAATGATAGATATTGCTTTGATTTTAAACGAAGCAGCCGAAAAGAAGGCTTGCTTTCTAGATTCAACTCATGAAAAAAAGCTTCTAAGTCGAGAGCTACTTTTGAATCTTGATGAGGAAACGCTATCAGATATCTGCTTAACAGCTCTTGGAATATTCAAAGAAGATGGCAAAATTTCTGTTGATGCAGAGCCAAAAAAAGAAGAGGTCGAGGAGATAGAATCAGAATCAACGACAGCTGGCTCATCTACTTCGGCCACCAGCTAAACATGAGTCGAGAGGAGACTATGAATACTAGATATGGCGAATTTATTGATTTGATTAATTGCAGAGCTATCGAATCAGGATCAGCAAAGCAAGTTATTAAATCAGGTCCAATGGATATATGGGATTTTTTAGCTTTAAAGTAAGGAGAAGCGCATGGCTACTATCGGAGTTAAAATCGAGCTTGAAGGAGCTCCACAATACAAAGAGAATATGTCGAATTTGACTGCGCAAACAAAGCTATATCAGGCGCAGCTTAAGAGATTAGAGCAAGAAATGGGCTCGGGAGTTTCTGCATTTAGAAAGTCGATAACAGAATCAAAAGCTCTTCAGCAACAGCTCGATGCTCAAAAGAACCAGGCGAAGCTCCTTGAAGAGCAAATTGCAAAAACATCTGAGAAATATGGTGAAGATTCAACTCAGGTGATTCGCTTAAAAACTCAGTATGAGAAGCTTCAGACTGAAATTTCAAAAACTAGCCAGGCTCTTGATGAAAATGGCGGAATTGCTGGAGCAGTTGCAGCTGAATTTGATGCAATCGGCTCAAAAATTGATTCAGTTGGCCAAAAGATTTCTTCTGTTGGTGATAGCTTAGATAAAAAAGTTACAGCTCCAATCGTGGCCCTTGGCGCTGCATCACTTAAATCATTCACAGAAGTTGATGAAGGCATGGACACGATCATTCAAAAGACAGGAGCCACGGGTGAAGCTCTTGAAGAAATGCAAAATATTGCGCGTGATATGGCCACAACGATTCCTACATCATTTGAAACAGCTGGTTCAGCAGTCGGAGAAGTCAATACAAGATTTGGATTGATGGGTGATGAGCTTGCAGATTTATCAACCAAATTTATAGAATTTGCAGAGCTAAATGGCACTGATGTTTCAGGATCAATTGATTCGGTCCAGGCAGCAATGGCAGCCTTTAACATTGAATCATCAAAAGCTGGTGATGTGCTTGACATCTTGAATAAAGCTGGCCAAGATTCAGGAATCTCAATGGACGCTTTGTCAAACTCACTTCTATCAAATGCTACATTCCTCACAGAAATGGGATTTGGACTTGAATCGGCAGTTGGACTTATTGCTAATCTTGAGAAAAACGGAGTTGATTCAGCAGCAGCCATGGCTGGCCTTAAAAAAGCATTTGTAAATGCAACAGCTGACGGAAAGACGATGGAAGAGGCTCTTGCTGAACTTGAGAACACAATGCAATCAGCCGATTCAAATACTCAAGCTTATCAGGCTGCTCTTGATCTATTTGGAAATAAAGCTGGTCCTCAGCTTGCAAAGGCAATACAGGAAGGAAGGCTTTCACTTAATGAGGCTTCAAATGCAGTGACAGGATATGGAGATTCTGTTGCAAGTACATTTGAAGCAACTCAAGACCCTATTGATCAGTTTCAAGTAAACATGAACAAAATCAAGCTTGTGGGCGAAGATATCGTCAATTCGGCAGCTCCACTCATTACAGATGTAATGGAGAAAATGGGCCAGGCAATTCAGAAGGTATCTGATGCTTGGAACAGCCTTGATGAAGGTCAGAAGGAAGCAGTGATTCAGATTGCTCTTGTTGCCGCTGCGATTGGACCAGTGCTTTCAATTGTTGGAAGAGTAGTGAGTGCAGTGGGAACAATTGCATCGACAATCAGCAGCTTCATCGGATTTCTTCCAACAGTTGGAACGGCGCTCTCAGGTATTGGCGCTGTTATAACTGGAACAGTGCTTCCGGCAATCGGAGCAGCTGTTGCTGCAATCATTCCAGTGCTTCCAATTATTGCTGGAGTGGCGGCTGCTATTGCGGCGGTGATTCTTGTTGTAAAGAACTGGGGAGCTATCACTGATTGGCTTTCTGAGAAGTGGAATACTCTCACGACATTTTTGAGCGAAAAAACTGCTCAGATTCAGACGTTCTTAACTGAGCATCTTGGAATTATAGGCGAAATGATTGCAACAAAAATCGAAATCATAAAAACCGTAATTACAACAGCTATAGCGGTGATTCAAACGATTTTCACTACATTTGGCGAAACAATCAAAGCGATTACTGAAGGCGATTGGAGCCGAATCGGAGAAATCTGGGCAAATGCCTGGGCAAAGATTCAGACGATTATCGCACAGGCCATTGTGAAGATTGTGAAATCCGTTATGGAATTAGGCTCAAAAGTAAAAGAAGGCTTCATGGACATTGTAAATTCAGCAAAAGAATGGGGCAATCATTTAATTCAAAATTTTATCAATGGAATAACCGAAAAAATATCAGATTTAAAAAATGCTGTAAAAAATGTTGCTCAAAGTGTGCGCGACTTCATCGGTTTTTCAGTGCCAAAACTTGGCCCTTTATCGGAAGCAGATGAATTTGCTCCAGACTTTATGAAGCTTTTTGCCCAGGGCATAAAAGAAAATGCCCATCTTGTTACAGACCAGATTGTGAAAAGCCTGGATTTAGAAAGTGAAATTCAATCGATGTTTAAGATTCCTTCATATAGCGCAGAATCAAGAGTAGTATATGAAGGCGGAAACGGAAGAATTTACAATTTGCTTGAGCAAATCAACGAAGTTCTTCCTGAATTAGCAAATACTTCAATTATGCTTGATAGCGGCATTCTAGTAGGAGCAACAGCTGGCCAAATGGATGCAGCTTTAGGCCAAATTTATATTAATAATCAAAGGAGTGTATGATGGCATATTCAGTCAAGATAGATGGAAAAGATATTCATAGAGATCTTGGAGCATTGATGACTAATTACACCATTTCTCCGCCTAAGCCTCAAGAGAATCTTTTACAGATTCCACTGAGAAATGGTTCTCTTGATCTAACTGAAGCTCTTACAGGTGAAGTTAAATATGAAAATCGAGATATTAATATTAAATTGCAATATCTTGGTTATTCCTTCCTTAATGTTTACTCGAATATTATGAATTATTGTCACGGAAAGAAATGCCAGGTGATTTTTGATGATGACAAAAATTTCTATTATGAGGGAAGGCTTGAAGTCTCAGATTTTAAATATATCAAATATGGTGCCACTTTTGAGATTAGCGGCTCGATGCAGCCCTTCAAGACCAGTATTTTTTCCAGCGATGAACCTTGGCTCTGGGATCCGTTTGATTTCGAAACAGGCATAATAAACTCTTTTCAAAACGTTGTTGTCAATGGTACAGAAACGATTAAGTTGATATATCAGGGACAGCGAACATATATATCTATTACAACAGATTCACAGATTACTGTTACATATAAAGGCGAATCTGTTGTTGTTGGTGCTGGAACAACGACATTATACGAGTTTAATTTCGACCAGGGCGAAAATGAAATCGTCTTATCAGGAAATGCGACTGTATCAATAGTGTATAGAGAGGTTAGCTTGTAATGTACAGAGTATTCTACAATAATACATTAATTGCAGATTCAAGAATTGAAGATTTGGCCATAATTAATCCAGTTGTTTCCCTGAAGGTCAATTGTGCTGGTACATTCACATTCACAATGCCATCAAATCATCCATATTACGATCTGATTCAGAAGAAAATTGGATTAATCAAAGTATTTCGAGATGAAGAGCAAATCTTCGAAGGTGATTGTGTAAGAACTACAGTTGATTTTTTCAAGCAAAAGAAATTTGAATGTGAAGGTGATCTTGCATTTCTAAACGATACATTCTTACGTCCTGGTAGAATAGAAGATTTGACTTCTAGACAATTGCTTGAAAGATATATTGCATCTCACAATGCCCTTGTAAGTGAAGAAAAAAGATTCACTGTTGGCCAAGTAGCAGCGCATGATTCAAATGATTCTATTTCATGTTATACGAATTATAATTCGACCATGACTGAAATCAAAGAAGATTTAATTGATGATATCGGTGGTTTTTTGCGCGTTAGACATGAAAACAATATTAGATATTTGGATTATTTAGCCTCATCACCAAGGACCAATTCACAAATCATTAGATTAGGAGAAAATCTGATTGATCTATCAGTTGGACTTGATACAGAAGAGCTTGCAACGGTGATTATTCCTTTAGGCGAAACTCTTGACACACAATCTATACCAGGACTCGATGAAAGACTGACAATTAAAACAGCAGCAGCTGATTCAATGCATCCAGCTGGTACGGATTATGTATATTCACAAGCGGCAGTATCATCATTTGGCTGGATTGAGAAAGTAGTTGAATGGAATGATGTGACTGAAGTTTCAAATCTTTTATCTAAAGGAAAAAAGTATTTACAAGAAACTCAATTCGAAAATCTTGTAATAAAAGCAAAAGCGATTGACTTGGGAATTACATCTGAAGAGCTTCAAAAATTCAGATTGCTTGATATGATCAGAATCATATCTGAACCTCATGGATTAGATAGATATTTTATGCTTTCAGAATTGAACATTAATCTGAATAATCCAGAACAAGATACCGTAACCCTTGGAATTGAAGAATTTAATTCATTAACTGCAAAATCAGCAAGCGCAAATGAAAAGATATTAAAAGATATCGAGCAGCTTCCTACAAGCAATCAAGTTAAATCAGCGATTGATAACGCAACAGCTTTAATCACAGGAGCCGAAGGCGGCTATGTAGTAATCGAAAGAAATGCGCAAGGCCAGCCGATAGAAATTAAGATTCAAGATGCATTAAATAATCCCACCAAAATATGGAGATGGAATCAGAACGGATTCGGATATTCAAATGATGGTGGCCAGACTTATGGACTTGCCATGACAATGGATGGTTCTATTGTTGCAAACTATATTACTTCAGGAACCATGACAGCTGATAGGATTAGAGGCGGTGAATTAATAGCTGGTGGTTCGGGATTAGGAGCAAACGGACAAATAACGATTAAAGACTCCTCAAACCGTAATATAATCACAATTAATACATACGGTATGACCCTGTACGATGAAAACGGTCAAGGCAAGGCATGGTTAGACCACAGCGGATTAATTATATCGGGTGGCACTATACGAGCATCAGATATATATGCGGCCAATGTATACGGTGCTTATATTTCCTCAGAATGTATTATTGAAACGCCTACACTCAGAATTGATGCACAAGGAAGTTTATACGGTCACGGCGACTTAACCATGGACGGTGGCGCAAACATAAGCGGCCGTGTACACGTAGGAGCGTTGGAGGCGCATGGTGGTGCTACTTTTTGGGATGATTTAGTAGTACACGGTTCTAAATCAAGAATAGTTAAAACCGAAGAATATGGATGGTTAGCATTCGAAGCCTATGAAACACCACTGCCACATTTTGGTGATATAGGAGAGAGTATCACGAATGATAAAGGCGAGTGCAAAGTTGATATAGACCCTAAATTTTTATCGGCGGTTAAAGGAAAGTACCATGTATTTATTCAGCCTTACGGAGATGCGCAACTTAGCGTGTCAAGATATGAGAAGTATTTCGTTGTTAAAGGCACAGCAAATACTGAGTTTTCGTACGAGATTAAAGCTGTTCAGAAAGACAATGATATAAGATTTAAAGAAGTTAAAATCACAGAAGAAACGGAAGGAGATGTAGAATATGGCCAGGATTGATGAATATTTGCAAAAAATATTGTCGGCAAGGTATGGAGAAGAGGTTAGAGGAGCTATTCACGATTCCATTGATGAGATCAATAGAGTGAATGAGGCCAACATTAGTACGGTTCAAACGATAGCAGATACAGCGCAAGGCTATGCAGATGATGCGGAAGATTCAAAAGATTTAGCAGCGCAATCGGTCAATGATGCACAGGCACAAGTTACTTTGGCACAACAGCAAGTGACCCTTGCAACGACACAGGCAACTAATTCAGCTAATAGTGCCGAAGATTCTGAAGCTTGGGCGGTAGGTCAACGAGGCGGAATAGATGTTCCTTCTTCAGATGAAACATATCAGAATAATTCAAAATATTGGCAAGAGAGAGCCAATTATTGGTATCAGCAAGCACAAGCAATTGCTGAATCATTCAGCGGAGCTCTCAGGCCAATGGGTACAGTCACATTTGAAAATCTACCACCATTAGCACAAGCGGATTCTGGCGATATGTACAATATTTCGAATCAGTTTACCACTACAAGTGATTTTGTAGAAGGTGCTGGAATTGTCGTTCCTCTTGGATCTAATGTCTACAAGACTACGGGTGGAAAGTGGGATATATTAGCTGGCTCACCAGTAACAGGTGTAAAAGGAAATTCTGAGTCTAGTTATAGACGAGGCAACGTTAATATTACAAAATCTAACATTGGCCTTGGCAATGTAGACAATACATCTGATGCAAATAAACCGATTTCAACAGCACAACAAACGGCTTTGAATTCAAAGCAAAATATTACAGATAATTCTTTAACCACGACTAATAAAACTATACCAGGAGCAATTAATGAGATAAA